TTCCACAACCGGCAGGCCACCCCTCCCAGCCAATGGCGGCAGACTTCCTCCACCCCGTGCTTCAGGGCCAGGCCCGGATAAATCAGGCCGGTGTCCGCCGTGAAATAGGGGCATTCGCTTATTTTTTCCACGCCTGTTCCGCCGCCTGGGCCTTGCGCTGGTAGCCGATAGCCGCGGCGAAATAGCGGCTCATCTTCTCGAACACCGAGTCCGGCGTGGCTTTCACCTCCTCCAGGCTAAACTCCGGCACCCGGGGAGCTTGCCCCAAATCAATCTGCGGGCGGGGCGGACAGGTCGCGCAGCTTGCGCAGCAGATCAAACTTGCGCTGAGGATCGCCGCTCTTAACCACTTCATTGATCTCCTCCTGGTGATTGGCGGTATCGGCGTCAATTTTCGCCGCGGTCTTCAAAAAATCAATGGTGGCCGTCTGGTTTTTGATCTGCTCGGCCTGGGCCGTGATCACCCCTTGCATGTGCCGGTATTTCCAGACGAAATATGCAGCCGCCAGCAGCAGCAGAATCGCAACGCCAATCTTAATTTTGGTGATGATTCCCATGGCTATTCCCCTTTCCAATCCGCCGGCGGCCGGGGCAGCGGATAAACCTTGATTTTCTTGATGGCCCCCTCCTCGGCTTGCAGAATATAGATAAACCATTTCCCCCGGAGATCCCGGCCCCGAACTGCAATCAGGGCCGTGCCGTTCTGGCGCTGCGCCGCGGTGCCCACCGCTCTGCCGTCAAAGCAACGCACCTGGTGCCCGGCCACCGCCAACACATCTTCGGCGGACCGCAGATTGTAATCCTGCAAAATGTAGGTGTTGGGCTCCTCGCCCCGGGCCAGGCCCCGCAGGAGCGCCATCAATCCGGCGATGGCCAGGATGAGTATGCCAACTTTAATCCACCGTATCATCCCACCGCCTCCTTTTCAGAATTTCCCGGAACCGTGACCCCTGGTTCCGGGCGTTTATTCCCCATTGGCCCATACACCCGCCGGCCCCAATAGAGTGCCAGGCAGGGGACCAGAAAGGCCGCCAGCAGTGTGGCGTCCGTGCTCCCCAAGTTGATATGATAGGCCCCTAACTTGAGGTTCACACCGCTAGTCAGAAATTTGAAGGCCGCGAACCAGAACGCCGCCTGGGCGATGAAGGCCGACCGGGACTCCCTTCCCGCCGCGGGGTCAAATATCTTGCCGGAAAGCAGGCTCACGCCTCCATCTCCTCCAGGTGTTTCTCCGCCAGGGCCGCAATCTCCTGGGCCCGGTCCAGGGCATTGATGCAGCGGCGGGCCTGGATGAAATCAACCCCGCCATCATTGACAAAATCCGCCAGCTTCTTGCCGGTGAAAGCCCCGGTCCTAAATCCATGCACCAGGATAAAACAGGCGATCTCCGGCTCCAGGGCCCGGTCCGGGTCGCCCACCAGGTCTATCCCCAAAATCCCGGCATATTTCTGGTAATTGGCCTCCCAGGTGAGCTGAACGAAGCCCCGGCCGTAATAAGGATAGTACCGGGAGAGATTGCGCCGGCGCCATTCCTCATCCTTCCAATAGGCTTCCCTCACCGGCTTGAAAGTCCGCCCGGTCTCCCACTCTACCGTGGCCAGGACATAGGCCACCTGCGCCAGCAACCCCAGGCCCTGCTTCCGGCACTCCGCTCTGATGGCCTCGATGGTGCCTTCCCGGGTGGAAAAATCATAATCCGTGGGGCGGGCGTCCCCGCCCGCCTCAATTTCCTCCGGGACCATCTCCACATAATCAAAAGCCACCCAGCCGATCGAGTTATCTTCAAGCACGATCGGCAGCCAGCCCACCGTATCCGGTGCAATGACCACCTCTCCAGCGGTCAGGGTGCCCACCGTTTCATACTCGATTCCCGGGCCGGAACGGATATTAAGGCCCTTGGTCGCGGTCACCCGATAATTCACGCTCTTTCCCCTTGAACTTGCCGGAACTGCCGCCCCGCGGCGCAATCCCCCCGGCGGCAGTCCGCCATAAATGCATCCAGCTTGCGTTCAATGCGGATTTGCCCTTCGTGCAATTCCCGAAATTCATTCTTATTTACATAATCCTGGGGCAATTGAATCGTCCGCAGGGAAACCTGGCGGGATTCGATGTCATTGATCTTATTCCACAGGCGTTGGATGACCCCATGATTCTCCCCTTCTATGGGCGGGTCCCACGCGAAAAATCTCCGGCCCCATTTCGCCAAAAGCAAGATCATCAGTCCCACCCCCACGCTTAGTCCCACCGCCCCGTGAAACCAGGGGCTGCTGAGCAGTTGATTGGTGATGTCGTTCATTGCCCCCCCCCGCACCAGGCCCGCTTCACCGCCGCCGCCGGCCCCAGGGTCCAGAAATGAAAATCCAGAACCGGCCCGCAGACCCGCCCGATCTCCTGGCACACCGCCTGGGCCAAAAAAGGCAGGCAGCTTTTCAGGGTCACGGTGAAGTGCTCCGGCCAAACGTCGAAGATCAGAAAGGAGGTGGTGAGGGCTTGATGGACCCAGCGTGGCTCCACGAAAGGCTGGTAGATGGTGCGGCCCTGGCCCCCCCGTCCGTCCGGCAGGGGGTAGCTTTTAATATCCGGGGCCATGCCGGCCATGTCCATGCCCAGGAAATTCACCAACTGGGTCCGGGCGTCCAGGAGCTCCTGCAAGGTCTTGGCGCCGGCCACCAGGCAATCCAGGTTCCAGGTGCGCCAGCCGTCCAGGGGCCGGGGGACTTCGGGGCAAGTCTGACTCATCCATAAACCCTCCTCTAAGGCGCCGGCGGCGGCACCGGAATCACCGCCTCCCTGATCCGCAAATAAAAATCGGCGCTCTTGTCGATGACCTCCGGCGGGCCGGTCCAGGAGCATTGCAGCTCGCCGATGTAGGTGCCCGGGTCCTGGTCGGTTTCGGTTTCGGTGAGGCCCACGGAGACGACCCCGGTGGCGGCCTGGGTCTTGTCAAAATCGGCATCATCCTTGGAGAAGGTGTAAGCCGCGTCCGCCTTGGCCTTCTTCACCCCCAGGAACAGGGTGGCCGCGGACAGATCCACCACCGCCGCTTCCTGGTCAGTTACTGTCAGGCTCACGGTCTTGGCTTCCCCTTGCTTCAGAATTAATTCGGCCATGTCACCCTCCCGTCCCTTATCATATCTCCGGGGTTACGATAATCCTGCGGGCCTCCGGAGAGGGGCTTAACTGCCTGGCAGCGGCGGCAACCGCCAATCTCCGGCTGTCTATAATTAGGCGCAGTTCGCCATAAATATCCGGGATCTGGCCAGATAAAATAAGAATACAGCTCTGCCCGGTTATTGCATAAGCACCGGCACTCGCGGCCAACAAGCCGGATTTTCTCAGGGCGGCGGCAGTGCCGGTTTCAATATAGGCTCCGGGACCGGCAGGGAGTTTGCTGCTTTTTAGGAGAGAAGCGCTTGCTCCGGTTTCTGCATATACCCCGGTAGTGGCTGAGAGCTTGGAATTATGGATAAGAGAACAGCTTTGGCCGGTTATGGCAAAGGAGCCGGGACTGGCGGACAATAACCAGGTTTTCTTTAAGGTCGCCGCTTGGCCGATCTCGCTGTAGGAACCGGGGGCGGCGATTAACGCCCACGCCTTTTTTAAGGAAGCGGGCTGCCCGGTTTCGGTGTAGGAACCGGATGCGGCGGCTAACAGGCTATCTTTCTTTAAAGCTGCTGTCTGGCCGGTCTCGGTGTAGGAACTTGTTGCTGCGACTATGACCCGGTTGGCTTTCAGTGTTGCCGGGCTCCCGGTTACTGCAAACGTCCCGGCGCCTGCCGTCAAAGTATAACCGACAGCTGCTAAGACATAAAAACTGGTATGTCTCAGGCCCATTTAAGTCCCAAGAAACCCCTTTAAGCCAGGGTCAGTATCGAAGCCCCGAAGTCCACAGTGAAAGTTTCTCCGGATAGAACCGTTATGGCTGATCCATAATCCCAATAAGCGATGAGCGGGTCGGCTGGTGCTGCTGGGGTATCGTTATATAGAATCACGTAACGAAAAGGACCGAAGCCTGCTCCAGTGCCGGTAAAAACCACATCTACTCCGGTCAGGGTTCCGGTCCCCGCTGCTTCGGCATAATCGTTCTGGATGTCGGCCGGGGCGTAGCCATTTTGTTCGGTGATCCCGGCCAGGTCTGCTTTGACTGCATCCAGGGCTACGTCCGGGGCATTGTTGGTCAGGTAAACTTTCAGGATGTGGCCTGCAGCATGCAACTGGTGCACACCTTTCCCCAGCTGTTCTACAAAATCCTGGAATTTTACAAATTCTGCCATGGTTTTCTCCTTTGTCAGTTAAAAATTACACCAAACCCAGCAACTTCCACGGAAAATCTTTGTACGCCGACACGTACGCCGTTTGCTTCAAGGTTGCCCGAATGTGAATGTCAGCCGGTACAGGAACGCTAAAAGAATCAGAATCTTGAGCATTAACATAAACCGCAGTAGGTAGGGCTAACCGCTCAGCCCCACCAGATAACGTCTTATGATAAAGTCGCAACTCCACACACTCTCCATTTACCATGTTTTCCAGACTGACGAATAACACATAGGTCTTGTTACTGGTGTCGGTGGCCAGGTCCTGCTCGGTGCCGTCCGCCGTCTTGGTGCCGCTGGCAATTGAGGTAGGCATCTTAATCTACTCCATAGAGGATAACATCAAAGGCTCGTTGTCCTGCTGTGGTGCTACTACATTGAGCATTAATAGCAATTCTGGAACCGGATGGAATCGCCACATTGAACAGAAAGTGGAGTGGGTAAATAGCATAAGGGTCGCCAGCAAAAATGACGTTGGCTACTTCAATAATCTCGCTTCCTGCCCCTCCCACCCCTATATCCATTGCAAATCTTGGGTAGCCAGCACGATTAACATTTTGGTTGCCAATTCCTATCAATAATTGTCTTATGGGGTTCGTGGTAGGGCTAATTACTTCTACCCAGCCTGCTTTTGTATTTGCGGCAGCACCGCAGTCATAAGCCACACCCCTGGTTGTGGCAGTGTTTGCTCCATAAGTAGTAATGCGCTGGTAAGGCATGGAAGGTATAAACCCCTGACCTATTACATAAGTCATTGTATTAAAGGTTTTCCCCCCTGCATTTGATTGACAACGCATTGCAATGCGGACACCGGCGGGAATCCCAAGGGACAACAATAATGACCTGATTGGATAACCTGTGGCCGCACCCGCAACCAGATTATTAAGAATTGTTATCTCACTTCCGGCTACCCCAATAGCAATATCTACAAATATGTCACAGCTATTAGTGGTATAAAATGTTAAAAATAGGGCCGAGACCGGAGATGTGGTACTCGAAATTATTTCAACCCAGGCACCCTTGACGTGGGCAACTGCATTGGCAGTAACAAAAATTAGGTTAGTTGAGGCTTGCAAAGCTGAGGATTGCCATTTTCCGCCATCGCTCAGAATCGGCCAATCACCCACGGCTCAACTCCCTTTTCACCAGGAACTTAAGCGCTTTGACGATGAGGGCAATCAACTGCGCCTGGTTCATGGCGCTCACGTCCAGGTTGGCAAACCCCGCCACCGCGTTCTTAACCAGGTCAGGCGGCTCCGGGGGAATCGCCACAAACTCCAGCCGGGCTGCATCCCACATCACGGTTCCCAGGTCCGGCTTCTCCGCCAGCACCTTGACCGCGTACTCCGCCGCCAGGGACTCGCCCACCACCGTTCCCAGGCTGCAAAGCCTGCCATCAGCCTTCCGATAAACCGCATACCAGGTCATATTTTGCTCCTTATGCCTCGATCAACCCCTGCCGGATGGCCCAGCGGGCCAAGGCCGCCAGATTGCCGGCGCCGCTTTTTACAAAATATGATAGCGGTGGCTCTCCACCGTCTTGACGCTGCGCCCCAGTCGAGTCCCGATCTGCCGGCAGGAAAGCCCCTGCATGGTCAGCAGCAGCACCTCCCGCTCCCGCGGGGTCAAAGGCTCGCCTTCCTCCAGCCGCACCATGCGCCCTTCCTTACCCCCTGCCCAAGCCCAGCAGCTCCATCACCTCCCGCTGGCGCGGGGTCAACTTTCCCTCAGTCTCCCGATACATTTCAGACCAGCGCCTCCTCGATGCCTACGTATTGGCCCCGCACCTTGGCCCATCGGGCCTCGTGGCCCCGCACGTCCACGTGGATGAAACCGTCGTCGGGGTAAAGGCCGATGCCGCCGCCGTAGAACCCCGGCACCTCCTGGGCCAGGCGATACATCACTTCCCGCCGCCGCGGGGTTAATATGCCTTGTTCCCGGTACATCAATCATCCATGAATTTATAGAGCAGCGCATCGCCAGTGATGCTGCCATTCCCGGGATGATATTTTACACTGCTCAACCCTGCTGTGCCTAGGTAGGTACCCCCAAGGGAAATGGCAACCGCACGATTATCTCTTAGATATGCTGCCTTACCAGAAATATTTACCCGGTTATTGTTGCTGTGCCAAGTGGTTATATCCAATTCATAATGAATTTCATCACCAGCATAAGGTTCGTACGGTGAGTAAGAGAGATAGAGACATGTTACCGCAGGTTCGCTAGTGAAATATGAAATACCATTTACAGCAGCAATGAGTTGATAGTAATAATTATTCCCGCTATCATTATTAATGCGCAGATATGGATAATTGGAAGTGCCTTGCAGCGCCCGGATAATTAATTTATAACGTCCCGGCACCAAGCCGGTAAATTCCACATATAAGGCGTTGGAAAAAGTCTTTTTTTCCTGAAGGACCAGGCCCCCGCCCCATTTTATCTGACTGGGGGCCACCGCCTTGGTGGTCACCGTCCTGGCTTCAGCCTCCCCGTCGGTAGCCAGTTCCAGCCCGCCGCCGGACGCCGGCACCCGCTCGTCCGTGAGCAGCGAATTGTCGATGACGGTGGTGGTGGTGGCCAGGGCCACCTGGCAAACCGGCAGCTTGCCGGTGGTTATGGCCGGCGGGACCGGGCTGCCCGCTTCCACCCCGGTGATCACCGACACCACCCCGGTGAGGGCGTCGATGACCACCCGGTCGATGCGGGGGTTGACCGTGGGCGCGGTGATGGTGCCGGTGTTCTGGGCCGCCTGCTGCACCAGGGCGCCATTGACGAACAGGTCCCCGGCGTCAAGGCGCACCGTCATGTTGGGGGTGCTCTGCTCATGGGGGGCGAAGGACGCAGCCAGACGGGCCATGACCGCCACGTCGCCATCAATGGCGGTTTTATATTCCGTGCCGCTTTGAGTTTCGAAATCGGTCTGTTCGAAAGTGGCGACGGGCATAAGCTCCTCCTTATAAAGCCTTGTCTATAATGGTTTCAAATTGCGTGAGCCGTCCCAGACCCACGGCCGCGGTGTTAATTAACTTAAATTTGACATAGCGGGCGGAGACCGCGCCGAAGGTCCATTCTTCAAAGCCGTCATAGGACCCGCCGTCTAACTTATAATCCAGCCACAGCACCGGGGCGGCCTCCCCGCTCTCCCCGGGCCCCAGGTCGCTGTAAATCCGGGCCCAGGCCCGGCCGGAGACGTTCTCCCCCAGGTCGATTTCCGGCGCTTCATAGGTGGCCGTGGCATAGGGATTGACCACGTAATTGTCGAACACATTGAAATTATCGCCGCTGGCCAGATTCTGGTCCTGCGGATTCAGGTGGCCGGTCAGGGGGTTGCGCACATAATTGGTGAGGGTGCCGGCCCAAACCGGAGCATTTAGAACATCAGAGAGCACCGTGTAAAACATGATGACCTGGAAGGTCTTGCGGGCTTCGGTGTCGCTGTAATTCCCTGTGGTATCGATGGCCTTGATCATGAAATCATAAGTGCCCGGCGGCAGGATGGGGGTGGTGAATGAAGTGCCCATCATCACCTTGGTGAGCACCGCGCCGTCGTCCCATTCGACCGCCACGGCCCCATAGCGGATCTCGTAACCGGCCAGATCCCGGTCCGGCACCGCCGTCCAGGTGCCATTAACATTCTCCCTTACCTGGAGCATCGCGAAGCCGGTGACGTCCGCCGGCGGCGCGGTCTTGCCCTCCACCACATGGGTTTCAATGGCACTCCAGGGCCCCCGGGACCAATCCTCCTTGACGTAGCGCAGCCGCAATTTATAGGAAACCCCGTCCTCCACCGGCATCAGGGCGACTTCCCCCGCGTCCAGGGGGACGGTGACCGCGACCACAGGCCCGGCGGCGCTGTCGCTGCGCCAGAATTGGGCCTCCACCCCGGAAACCTTCTGGGCCACCGCGGTAATCCGGCGGAAGCTCACCAATATGCGGGACAGCCAGGAGCCGTCCGCGTCCCGGGCCAGCACCGAGCCGTCGGAGCGCACGGATTCGATAATGGGAGTCCACCATTGGGCCGGGGCGCTGATCTTGGATACAAAAGCCGGGATGGTGCCCTGGTCCGCATCATGGATGGCCGGGGCTTCATCCACCGCTCTGATTCGGGCCCAGAGTTGGCCCCGCATTTCAATGGCCTTGATAATGACCGGGATGGTTTCCAGACCGAATTCCCCGAAGGTGGCCAGGTCGCCCACTGCGGGCCGGGGGTCCTCCGTAGCAATGGGGTCCACAAAATAAACCGTCTTGACTACATCGACGGCGCGCAGGATTTTCCCGCCCGCGTCAGTGCCCGCCATGCAAATGCCGGTCCCCAGGTAGGCCAGGGCAAGAATGCTGGCCTGGGAATATTGCTGTCCCAGATTCTCCCAGGTGAGGCCGTAATCGGTGGAGCGCAGGATTTTCCCGCCGGGGCCGGTCCCCGCCAGGCAAACCCCGCTCTCCAGACAGGCCAGGGAATAAATATAGGTCTGCGAAAATTGCTGCCCCAGATCGGACCAGGTGAGGCCGTAATCCGTGGAGCGCAGGATCTTCCCGCCGTCATAGGTGCCTGCCAGGCAGATGCCGTTCCCCACATAGGCCAGGGAATAGATGCGGATCTGGGAATATTGCTGCCCCAGGTCCGACCAGGTGAGGCCGTAATCCGTGGAGCGCAGGATCTTGCCGTTAGGGCCGGTGCCAGCCAGGCAGATGCCGTTTCCCAGGTAGGCCAGGGCAAGAATGCTGGCCTGGGAATATTGCTGCCCCAGATCGGTCCAGCTCTGGCCCCAGTCCGTGGAGCGCAGGATCTTGCCGCCGGAGCCGGTCCCCGCCAAGCAAATCCCGTCCTCCAGACAAATCAGGGAATAAATATAGGTCTGGGAATATTGCTGCCCCAGGTCGGTCCAGCTCTGGCCGTAATCGGTGGAGCGCAGGATCTTCCCGTCGGGACCGGTGCCAGCCAGGCAGATGCCGTTTCCCAGGTAGGCCAGGGCAAGAATGCTGGTCTGGGAATATTGCTGCCCCAGGTCGGTCCAGCTCTGGCCGTAATCGGTGGAGCGCAGGATCTTGCCGCCGATATAGGTGCCTGCCAGGCAAATGCCGTTCTCCAGGTAGGCCAGGGAAAAGATATAAGTCTGGGTAAATTGCTGCCCCAGGTCCGACCAATGGCTGTAACCGCCCGGATCGGTGACCACCTGGCAGTGCAGGGATTGGGTGGTCAGGTCGGCCAGGCGGAATTGCAGGCCGTAATCCAGGCCCGCCTGCATGGGCATGACTTCATCCAGGGTGACTCCGGAGAGATAATCCGCCTGATCATAGTGCAGGGCCTTGACCCGCCCGTAAGCCAGCCCCACCAGCATCACGTCGTGGGCCAGGAGCACCTTGTCGCCCCGGGTACTGGCCAAGTGCTGGATGTTGGTCATAAAATTGAGCTTCCGAAACCGCAGCCGGGCGTCGGCGATGTGGTAGCGGGCATGTTTAAAGATCAGGTCCGAATTGGTGCATCCCCGCAATTCCATCTGCTCGAACTTGGTGGCCGGCGGCAGGGTGGGGGCCGGGTTGCCCCAGGCGTCCAGGCCGTCAATCTGATAGCCGTCGTCCAGGACCAGGCGCTCGTCGTCCTGGTAATCATTTTCCTCATTTTTGAAGGGGCAGCGGAAGGCGTGGGGCAGATCCGGATAGACGATCTCCACCTCCAGGTCCTTCATGGTCCGGGGGTTGAAGATGGGCACGGGGCCGGTCTGGAGTTCATCCAGGACCACGGACCACTTGCCGTCATATTCGCCGGGCGCAGCCCGCCCCGCCGCGGCGATTTCGGCCAACAGACCCCACCAGTTTTCCACCTGATCAATATTGCGGTTATAGGCGAAGCCGTGGGTCACGCAATATTCGTGCCAATAGGCCAGCTTGTTCAGGTCGATACGACCGTCGGCTATGGCCTCCGGCGCCGCCGCCCCCTGCAGCACCGCCCGATATAAGGAGGCGGGGTTGTTGGTGATCCGCTCAATCCAGGTTTCGGTCCCCGCGTCCCAATCAGGGAAAATGGATTTCCCCAGAAAATTAAATTCATCCAGGGTGCCGTGCAGCTGGTTGCTGGCCTTGATCCGCACCGCCACCTGGGCCAGGGGGTCCGGAAAGGTGATGGCCGGGCCCTCCTTGACGCTGCGCAGGGCCGTCCAATAGCACACCGACATCTCCATGGTGGAGTCCGGCGCGGTGAGGCGGGTCAGGCGCACGTCATATTGGCCCTCGGCTACGGTCCAACGTTTGCCCCGCCGCACCGCCGAACTGGTGGCCGCAGTCACACTTAAGTTCTCGGCCAGGATATAATCGCCGGACCCGGCCGGCCGGTATTCGATTTTCACCACGCAGGTCTTGGTGGTGCGGGAGCCATCGCCGGCGAGGGAGTAAAGGCCGTTGGGGAAGGTGAGGTCCACCGACAATTCCCGGGCCTGGGTCTGGCTGGTGCGCACCTGGGGCTGGTTGTGCTCCAGGAGGACGCTCAGCACCTCCTCGTGGACGTCCCGGGTATAGATGGTGACGGGGTCGTCGTCCGGGAAACCCTGGCGGAATTCCGCCTCCACTCCCTCAAATTCGCTGAACGCGGTCTCGCCGATCTTGACGTCCGACATCTCCAGGGGGCCGCATTGTCCGAACCAGCAGCGCACGTATTGGTCGTCGCCTTCGGTCTCGGTGTAGTCCTCCGCCATCTTCAGGGGGACGATGCGGCTGTAGCCCAGGAGGCTGGCGATAGTGCCCCACCTGATCATCTGATTGCGGGCCCCGGAGACGAAATTGGTGGGCGCGTCCGCGGCGCCGGCCTGCGACAGGGCGGAAAGGCCCCGGGCCGAGGGCCGGGGCGGCGGGATCAGGGCATTGGCCAGCAGCCCCCCCACCACGCCCACGGTCAGGCCGGCCAGGCCGCCAACTATAGTTCCCATCATGGAACCAGCAGCCCACAAGCCCATCGAAACACCCAAACCTGGGACCAAAATACTGGCAAAAATTGCCGCGATGGCCACGAAAATCATGGCGATGCCCCGGTTCCGGGGCACCACCCGGATGAGCGTCAGATTTTCGGGCCGGGGGATAGTATGGGCCCATAAATCCGCCGGGATTACCCGGCCGTCGATGCTGATGAAGGCCTGCTGCCGCAATCTTGAATCAGGCTGGATTTCCGCCAGCAATTCCAGGAGGGTCTGCCCGGGCCGCATCTCCAATATATACCGCTCCATCCGGAAGGGATGGGGCGCGGCCACCACCCGCAGGAAGTCCGCAGGGCGGGCGTCCATGGTGGGGCGGGCCTCCCCGGTGGGGCAGGCGTCCCCGCCTGCCTTCCTATCCTGCGGCAGCCGGACCAGTTTGCTCATAGCGATAAATCCCCACGATCAAGCGCTGCCACAGGGCATTGTCATAGCGCTCGATGACGGTGCCGGTCTGCTCCCGGCAGTTCAGCATCCAGCCCCGGCGCACCACCAGGGCGGCGTGGCAGGGTTTGAAAATAATCACGTCCCCGGGCTTCTCGGCGCCCAGGGGGACCTCGGGGTACTGGGCCGCGCCCCGCAGCAGGACCCTCCCCGCCTCCCGGGGGGCCTGAAAAGAATAATCCGAGGCAGAAGGCAAGGCCACCCCCAGACAGGCCTTGTAGGCCGCCAGGATGAGCCCCCAGCAATCCCAGCCGGAAGGGTCCCGGCCCTGGTCCACAAAAGGCACCCCCTTATATTTCTCGGCGAAATTTTTAATGCTTTCCCGGCTGATCTGGTCTAACATGATAAAAAGCCTTTTAAGGAGATGGCCATGAAACCTTTTTGTCTCTTGTTGGCGGCCTTGTTATTAATTGGATGCGCTGCTACATTACATGATGCCCGCCAAGGCCCACCATTATTTACTTTATCTTCCGATCTATCAGCAAAAGAACTGGCTAATAAAATTGCTTATGAATCTACTCAAGAAAGTATTAATTCGAAATTATTTCCTTCTTGGAACCCGGCACAAATATTCGAATTTGAAGATACATATAAATTATTAATAACCTTTACTTCGAGAGGAAACATTTTACTTATTCCTTATCCTCCAATACCAGTAGCCGAATTAATTATTGTCCCTGCTAAATCAGGTTGCTATGTTGAATACCGGGCAATCAATTGGACCGATAAAAATACTTTCTGGGATTTGGTCAAAAAGTGTGCCTCTCCGCATAACCTCTCCTTAAAATAATTCTTTTATCCAATCGGCGCCGAGGCGCAATTGCCCCGGCGCCGGCGCCATCTCCTCAGCGTTCTTGCAATTGCCCATGCAACCTCAAAAGCATGGTTTGCAAGGCAGTGATGGTTTCAACGATTTTTAAAAGCCGCAGCTCCAAGTCAATTTTCAGAGCATGGGTAAACTGCGCCTTTTCCAATTGCCGGTTCAGCTTGTCTATGGTGCGGTTTTTCCCAGCAAGTAATGAATCAGTCGCCTCTCGGGTCTGGCGCAAATCTTCTTGCAGGTCAATGAAACGCCTCTGTTGTTTGTGTTCCGGGGCTGGCAATAACTTTTGCCCCCCGGCCAGCTGCCGGTTTTGGGCCTCCAATTTCAGGATATGGACCTTGAGTTTTTCCACCCCGCTGGTCAGAAAAACGCTGACCCAGCGCCGGAATTTTTTGGCCCTTGGGGTCCCGGCCTTCATTGCCAGTATTACCGCGGCCTCGGCGTTAAAAACCCGAGGCCTCAAGGGCGGCAAATTCCCTGTTTTCGCCCCTGTCGCCAAATTGACGACGCGGGTATTGCCCTCAAATTCATCTCGACTCCGGTTAAAGATTTTATTAATTGATTTCCTTGGCTCCTTGAATCCCATGCCCTTGCCAAGGTCTTCGGCTAAAAACCATTCCTGTCCATCCTGTTCGATGACGCTCAGCATGACGCCCTCGAATTCCTCTTGCCGCATGATTTCAGCCTTCATATCCCTCTCCTTGTGGGCAAAAGAAAGCCCGCCAGTGTTGCTGAGGCTCATACGAGGCCTCCCGGCACCTCGCAGTACCGGGACACTGGCGGGCTTTCTGCCCGTTAGATTGTAGGTAATAAACGCTTGCCTGTGCCGGGGATCAGCCGGCCGTATGAATCTCAGCGGTTTTATTGTGGCACAAGCCTTTTGGCCTGTCAAGGATATTGGATTGTAATTTTCTTTGCCCATGATCAAAACATCCCCGGAAAATAGGAGGGGCTGAACACTCCCCGCGGGTATCCCTCGGTGGCCATCTTTTCGTAGGTCAGGCTGCCCATGATGGTCATGAGGTTATATTTCACGTTCCGCATGGTGAGCCCCGACCAGCCCGCCTCCACCACGTCCGGGGCCGAAGCCATGATGATCTCGATGGTGACGGTGGGCGGAATGACGCTGGACTCCAGGAACGCGGTCATCTGCCGGTCCACGTTGGAGACCGTCAGGTTGGCCTGGGGCGGCCGGTCCGGCGAATCATCCGGCACCACCAGGTCGAAGGGGAAGGCCAGGTAGGGTTCGCCCCGGCTCCAGATGGTTTCGCCGTTCAGAGCAAACCGCAGGGTGTCCTCCATCTCCGGGTGCTCGATGGTCAAGAGCGGGATGATGGCCTCATCCGTCTGCTGGGCATAGAGTGCCACCAGCATGGCCAGGGACAGGGCGCGGCTCATGGCACTTTCCCGAATTTCAAGGTGACCTCCATCAGGACCCCGGTCACCTCCTGATAAGCCGGGCGGTCCATGAACATCACTTCCACGGCCTCCCCGGTGTCCGGGTCCGGAAAATCAAAGGGGGTGGCGCAATAGGTCTGGTAAAAAGTGCGCAGGATGGCTTTCTGCGCCGCGGTCAGAAGCATGGTGCCGCTGAAAGGCAGCAAATTGGCGGTATTCTTCCGGCGAATGATGGGCGGCCCCATATCCATCTGCTCCATGACCACCAAATCCGGCTCGGTCTCCTGCAATCCGGCCAGCCTGAATGCCTGGGGCAGGGTTGAAGGCCAGGTCGGCATGATTTACCCCCTCACCACCGTGGCGGGGCTGGCGTTGTAGCGCCGGTCCAGGGACTGGACAAAACGCCCGCCACTCTCCACCAGTTGCTCATTGACTTCATCCAGGAAGATGATCAGGTCCCGGTCGCCGCCCATCTGGGCCCGGCCCCGGACCGGGGTGGAAGTATTATTG